TGTAATCGGGGTATGATTCATCTTTAATGAAACTCTTAACCTTGGTCCAGTTGTGATCCGGGCGGACCTTTCCTTCTTCATAAATTTTGCGAAGCTCTTGCTTACGCCAATCCGGGTAGTTTGTTTTAGACAACCAGGTCTCCACTGTAACATCCGTGGACGAGGGTAATGGTGTCAGATTTGTCTCTAGCCAATGTCTGACGAAAACTTTTAATCCTCTGATCATTTCTTTTTGCGCTTTTGGAGGTTTGGTGGCAAACCTCTTAAGAGTGCCAGCGAGAGCCGTCTTTGCAGTGGGTGCCATTCGGATCATAGATGCCTGTTGAAGACAGGGGCCAAGACTAACAGCGACTGGAGCACGACGTGAATCGGTGTCGCGAACTTTGCTAATCTTGACGCTATCTTTAACAGGAGGAATTGGTAATGAATTTGGAACTTCATCTATCTCTGCTCCGAACAAGACGGCTATGTGCCTCGCTGGCCGACTCAAAAATTTTGGCCATAATCCATTCTAGCCCTTCTTTGCAGAGAGGACTGGAAGAATCGGCTGGCAATCATGACTGTGTTAGGATGGATTTCATGAAGCAATTGATCATCCATATGAACATTTATTGGGATAGGCCACGAAGCGCGTTCAGCGCGCTGTTCAAATTGAGTAACAGTCAAAGATGGGACAAAAATTTGTGGGGCCATAATATGGCCCAAAAGATTAGCGCAATAGGGTACAGTGGAAAACGTTGATGCACTAAAGCCTGTACGAAATCCAAAGACATGAATGTAAGAAGTGACCTCACGACGACAATGTTGAATATCGGAAGAATATTTCAACGTGTTCTGACGAGCAGCGTCAGCTCTAGAATCCTCACCAATAACACCTCCTCTGCGCGCAAGCGGGACAGTCCATTTCTGGACTTCTCGCACAGTCAGGCAGCGAACCATATAAAGGAAGATGAATAGGAACGAAAAAGGGACCAACAACTTGTGAATTCCAAATCGGCGAGAAATAGTGAGAAAGAGAAACAGAGAAATCCATAAACATTTATTGATAACGACAGAGTGTGAACCCGAAAGCAGCCATTCCTTGAGAATCAAGGAAACGGACCCGAACACAACACCACGGTCAACTGTAAAACGTAAATCCGTATTGTGACCAGAGGCAGGGGTTGGGTCGGTGGGGGGAGCAGGAGGTTGAGGAGGGGGGACGTTAACAATTTCAGCAATCTGTTCTTGGAGAGCGTCAATCACACCAGCTTGTTGTTGAAGACCTTCAACCATATTCTGGTTGACGGCATTAGCTCGAGCAGCTCTTCTGGGTTGATAATTTGGACAGTCGCGTTGAACGTGATTGGGTTGATGACAATTTCTGCACACACGAGGGGCCGGACAATGGGTTGCATTGTGACCCGGAGCCTTACAATTGTAACAGGCCTTAGAGCGTGGATTCTGCCCAGGGTTGCCATTAGCGGCGTGCATCATTCTGTTTCTCATACGGTTCGATATAGAGTGCATTTCTTCCCACCACATAGTAGAGTATGCGGCTACGAATTCTTCAAAATCTGCAGATGGACGATCACCATAACAACCCTCACGTAACATAAAATACCAAAGACCTGGAGTTTCGGCATCGAGTTGAGTCATGAATTCAACCAAATCATCATGAACATCAGTTGAAGGACGAACCAGATAATAAATCGAAGACCAGACAGGATCAAGTTCACGGGGGAGGTTAATTTCGGGATAAGGTGAAACACGAGCATGGCGTCTATAGTAACCATTACCGTTGAGAGCATGGGCTGCTCTGTTTCGTTGGCGACGGGTGGCTAGTAAGACGGAATTTTCAATGTTCAAGGTAATCGGTGCACGTAACACGAAGTTTTCAATTTGTACGGAAGGTTGAGGAATATTCATCAAATCAAAGAACGAATAATCCTTCCAGTTTGGGGGATCAACTTCCATAGGGGACAGTACATTCTCTTCACAGGAATCAACCACCATATCGGTGGCCGATGCATCACAAGCCGATGTGATGCCAGCGGTTAGCTGCATGTGGTCCTCAACGTCTACGGCAAGACGCTGAGGTGCTGTTTGGATCTCGGACACGCGAAGCGACAGCTCACTTCCGTGGAACACGACTGCAATGCTTGACGAACGCCAGGTCGTGGAATACTGGCGACGTAATCTGTAGTTATGAGCACCCCCAGATAACAGGGTGTCTGACCAGGACAGGTCTTCTGGATTTAGCAAAATGTCCCTTTCACCATCACCACAATGGAGACAAGAGACACCGCTTTCCAGGGCGCGGTGGCTACGCCCAATGCTTGCA